CCTGACAGCGTGAACCTTGGCGACGTAACCGCCGATGACTTCATGCAACGCGCATCATCCTTTGGCCAGATTGACGTTCTGGCTGGTGGCCCACCTTGCCAAGATTTTAGTGTCGCAGGGCTGCGCGTAGGCATGGCCGGTGATCGCGGCAATCTCTCACTTCGTTTTTTGGAGATAGCCCATGCAATTAGACCTCGAAACCTTCTTGTCGAAAACGTCCCCGGATGGCTCTCAATGCCTGACAACGCCTTTGGTTGTTTCTTGGCAGGACTTGTCGGCGCAGATGATGCCCTCATACCGTGCGTCAAGCCAATGGCCGGTCGATCAAACGCAGGGTGGACTTGGCGCAAAGCCGGACTGGTATGGCGAGTCATTGACGGTGGAGATGGAATACCAGTCGTTATCGACAACCCCAAAGATTACGAGCCGCATGAAGTCGAGCACGTCTATCTTGATGCCCGCCACGTCCCAAAATGGCCAAGTGTTGGTATGGTTGCCGGGCCACGGGGACGGGCGGCATGGCGGGTTTTCGATGCTCAATACTTCGGCGTGGCCCAACGACGCCAGCGTGTGTTCGTTGTCGTCGATTTTGGAAAAGGGGCCGATCCTGCCCAAGTATTATTTGAGCGCCGTGGCATGTTTGGGAATACTCCGCCGAGCCGTGAAGCGAGCAAAGAAGCTTCCAGAACAATTGCGTCGGGCGCTTCAAGCGGTGGCGGACTCGGAACAGACTTCGACCTCGACGGAGGATTACACTGCGCTGACATAGCCCCAACCCTCGACAGCCAGTTTGGCGACAAACTGGGCCAGAACAATCAGTACATCAACGGGGGGGGGGCTTGTTCGTTACCGAGCGTGGCGATGTGCCTCAATGCAGGAGCTATGCAGCGCCTCGACCCGACTTTCGAGACACTGATCCCAACAAACAGGTGCGACTTCGATGATGCTGACTTAGCGCATACACTTAGAGGTGAAGGATTTGACGCATCGGAAGATGGAACGGGGCGCGGGACGCCGCTGGTTCCGATGTTCGGCATTGACTACGAAAACAACGCTTCCGACAATGAGGAGGCGATTGGGCCATTACTTAGCGGATCACGCTCTGGTGGTGGCCGTCCTTTGCCAGCAATAGCCATTCAGGCCGGTGCGCTGCGCGAGAACCCCAATAGCGGCCCAGATGGCATCGGTGTGCAGTCGGACATTGCATACACTGTCGAAGCGCGCGCTGAAGTTCAAGTGGTCCAGCAAAATTGGTCCGTGCGCCGCCTTACGCCCGTCGAATGTGCTAGATTGCAGGGCTTTCCAGAAGAATATCTGGACATAACCTTTCGCGGAAAGCCCGCAGCGGACGGGAATAAATACAAAGCATTGGGCAATTCATGGGCAGTGCCAAATGGCCGCTGGATAATGGAGAGAATCGAAAGGTTCATGCCATGACCTTCCTCGACGAAATAGAAAACTTCCTCCACCAAACAGGTATCCAGAAAAGCAAGTTCGGTAAAGCCATAACTGGCAACCCCAACTTTGTTCAAAGGGTGATCCAAGGTAGCAAAACAAAACCGTCCACTGTGGCAAAGGCGCGCGCTTTCATGGCGGAGCATCGCGGCGTCAAAATAGAGCCGCGCATCAGCAACGAAGAGCATCTGCGCCGGTCATTGTTACTCAATCAGCATGTCGTCCGGCCCGACCCAATTACAGTTGTGGACCGCGACCCATGTGGATTCTGCGGCATCCGGCGTGACCTGGGTTGCAAGCATTATCCAAAATCAGAGGCAGTGAGGATCGCATGAGGAATAGTCCACAGGCATATCCCCTTGAAAATTTTATCAACACCTTGTGCCTATCTTTTAGACAGGCCAAAACAAAAACGGCCCGCTCCTCCACTGGCATGGCGGAAACGGGCCTGACACCAAACGCCTATACAGGAGGAATGAGATGACTTTGAAAGTCGTTACGGCAGAGCCGTGCGTTTCGCAATCTGAAATAGACACAGCCTGGCAAGTCTATGCTGCAATGTCTCATTTTCGCCGAGACAACAAAGTGGCGCGGGAAAACTGCTATTTTACAATAGAAATGAATAAGGCGCACGCCCGCTGGGCGGCGCTATTTACACAGGCAGATCAGTGATGGAGCAAGACCAAATCCGATTGCCTTGCAACATTCAAGCTGAGGCTGCGCTCCTCGGCGCGTTGCTTATTGAGAACAACCTGATTGACCATGCGCGCGATTTGCAGCCGCAGCACTTTTTTGAGCAACTGCACGGACGTATATTTGAACGCATTGTTTCGCTAATCAGCGAAGGCAAAACAGCATCGCCAATATCGCTCAAGCCTTACTTTGATAATGATGAGACGATGGCCGAATTAGGTGGTGCGGGCTATTTGATGAAGCTCACCGCCGATGGTTCTGGCCTCATTGCCGCTCGTGACTTGGCAAAGCAGATTTCAGACCTTGCTATGCTTCGGGAAATTTACCTTGTGGGCGTTGATCTGTCTAACGCGGCACTCGATACATCAAGTGAGATTGATGCGCCTCAGCGGCTTGAGGAGGCCCAAGAGCGCCTGTTTGCCATTGCCGATAACGACAAGACAAATTCCAAAGTCCAAAGCATTGCTGATGCGGTCGACGCTGCAATTAAAGAGATTGAAGCTGAGAACCGTGGCGAGATAGCCGCCGCGCTGAGGATAAAGGGTCAGGAGGCATGGAACCGCGGCACGGGCGGCATGAGGGGCGGGCAACTTATTATTCTCGCTGGCCGCCCTGCAATGGGCAAATCGCTTGAAGCGCTCAAGATAGCAACTTGCGCCGCCGAAAGCGGTTTCGCCACAGATTTCTATGGCCTTGAAATGGAGAATGGCGAGAACGCGCTACGATGCCTCGCTGATCTTGCTTATGACAATTCCAGAGAGAGCCCGACCGCAAAAAGCATTGAGTTTATGAACCTCAATGCAACAGAGCGCAGCATGATCGCCAAGGCGCGCAGAAGGCTCGTGGGGATGCCCCTGAACCTCTATGACGAAAGCAGCCTATCCATTGCCCAACTGAGCGCCAAGGTGCGCCGTAGCAAGCGTAAATGGGCATCGCAGGGGCATGAACTTCGGTTGGTCATAATCGACTATCTCCAGCTTATGACCGGCGACCGTTCTAAGGATGGAAACCGGACAAACGAAATCAGCTCAATCAGCCGCGGCTTGAAGAAACTTGCTCGTGAATTGGACATTACGATCATCGCTCTATCGCAGCTTTCGAGAGCCGTTGAACAGCGCGAAGATAAGCGCCCGATACTGGCAGATTTGCGTGAGTCTGGGTCCATTGAACAGGACGCCGATATTGTCGTCTTTGCCTATCGGGAAGCCTATTATCTGGAAGCATCCGAGCCTCAAGGGGGCAAAGGCGGCAATTCAAAATGGGAGGACTGGAAAGCCGATTATGAGGCGTGTCGTGACCACATGCAGTTGCTTTTCAGGAAGGTGCGCAAGGGTGCCACGTCGACACAGACATTATTCATAAGCCTTCCACACCAAGCCATTCGTGATCTTGACTGGCAGGATGAAGGGAGGTTTGCGTGAGCGGCTTTGTCTATTTTATTGGTTGCGAGTGCGGCACAGAGAAGCGCGTCAAAATCGGCTACACAGGTGGCAGCCCATCGGCTCGATGCAAGGCTTTACAGGTAGGCTCTCCATTCAAACTTCGTGTTATCGCTATTACTCCTGGCACCGAAAAGCTTGAGGCCCAGTTGCATAAAACTTTTGCTCCACTCCGGCTTCATGGCGAATGGTTTTCAATGGCATTGAAGTTGGAGCAATTCATTGAATACATAAGTGTATTTGAGTTTGGGCGGCCCGCAAACAAGCAGACATTTGCAAACGGCATTAAGCAAATAATTGTGGATCATGAGCGCTGTTATTGGGGCGAGATAACGGCAGAATATATCGCAAGCGCGAACAATTCTATTTGGAAGGCTAAGAGAACATGAGCGCGCGTTGGTTCCGTTTTTACGATGAGGTTTTGGACGATCCTAAAGTCCAAAAGCTTTCCGGCGATGACTTCAAAGCATGGGTGAACATTCTGTGTTTGGCATCAAGAAACGATGGTAAATTGCCCTCGCAAGATGACATTGCTTTCTCATTAAGATGTAACGTTTCATGCGTTTCAACGCTGATCGAACGCCTGCTTAACAGGGGCCTTATCGACAAGTGCAACGGTGGCCCTAACGGGTATCACTACGCCCCCCACGGTTGGAGCAAAAGACAATACAAATCAGATACATCAACCGACCGAGTGAAACGTTTCAGGGAACGAACGAAACGTTCCGATGAAACGGCACCAGAAGCAGAAACAGATAAGAATAATAAAAAGAAACACGCGCACGAATTGCCCGAAAATTGGCGGCCAAGTGATTTCGGAGAAAAGACGAAATCAAGGTCCGTGATCAACTCGTGGACACCTGAAAGACTTGAGCATGAGCTTGAGCGGTTTTCTGCGCATCACGCAAAAATTGGAACCAAGTTTGTCGACTGGCAAGCCGCTTGGGGAACATGGGTATTGAACTCTAAGGATTTTGAAAGGAATAATAATGGCGGCTCTCGTGCACCTATCGCAAAGCTTGGCACCACTGGCTCTGCTGCTGCAAGGCTTAGAGAACGGTTTGCTGCTCAAGCGGTCGGTCAAGATGAGTTATTCGGAACTGCCTGTGTCGACGGGCAGCGACTTGCTCTCCCTGCAAAGTGACATGGCAAAGGTCGAAAGTCTGCTTGCCCCTGCATCGCCAGCGGATCGCGTGACGCTTCTGGATCGCCTTTCCGCAAATCTTTTTGAGGAAAACATTGAGGCAGACAGGGCCGAAATACGTTTAATGGACAGCGTTGAGGCATTGGAAGACTTGCCGGCATCGTTGATGGATTTGGCGCGAAAGAGGGCTATGAAAAATCGCCGTTACATGCCAAAGCCGGTTGAACTGATTGGCGAGGTTAGACCTGAAATTGATGCCTTGCTCGACGCCAAGCATCAGCTTGGGCGGCTGATTGATCGGGCAAAAGCATGAACGGCGAACGCGGACGCTCCAGCCTCACATCGGTGGCGCATCTGATGCGCGATCCAGACCCAGCGGCGGTAAC